ACGCTTCTCCTGACGGATAATCTCTCCTTCTCGGATGAATTAGGCGGCAGGGAAGCGGGCAAGACCGTATCAGACGCTTTGACCTTGACAGACAATCACCAACACTCCCTCTCGCGAACCGTCTCCGACAATCTCGCTCTCGGCGACTCCGTGTCAAAAACCATTGGCAGAGACATTGCGGATTCGCTAACCCTTTCGGACGCGGTTGCTCGTGTTGTGTGCCGGTCGCTCGCCGATCCCCTCGCATTTTCCGACTCCATGGGCGCAAAGGCGGTCGGCAAGACCCTCTCTGACGCCATAACCCTCTCAGACGCACGGTACGCCTCTGTAGCGCGAGTTCTGGTGGACGGCATAGTTTTACACGACCCAACATCTAAACTCGTCTCTACGGTCATCCTGGACGGTCTTTCTTTCTCGGATGAAGCGCGAAAGACGGTCGGCAAGACGCTGACCGATGTTTTGATGCTCACGGACAACCTCAGTCGCACAATCGACAAGGTTCTGACGGATTCGCTGTTGTTTTCGGACATTGCACAACGCATACGAGTGAAGGAACTCATTCTCACCGACATGCTCATTCTCGCGGACTCGCTCTCCAAGACGGCGGGATTGACGATTGAGGATTCATTGCGGTTCGCGGACCTGTTTGCGCCGGGATGGATAGAGCGCAGAGCGAGGGCGGGTGAATGGACTCGAATAAATCCATCACACCCCGAATGGATGCGCACCGGGGGGCGATGAGATGACCTGGACCAAAGACGAGCCATCGCTATGAAAGGGCGGTGATGGATGATAGATGAACCTACTTGCAATGCGGACGGAAGTTCGTTCGCGAATCGCTGAAACCGCCACGACATTCTACTCCGATGCAGAAATAAACGGATGGCTGAATGCAGGACAACTCGACCTCGCGCAGAGACTCCCCAGCGAAACCCTCCACACCCTTCGCGAAATCTCCGTATCCGACACAATCGCAGGAGTGCAAACTTATTCACTCCCCGCCGACTTCCTCAGATGGCGGGGCGTGTCGTATGAGGGAACGCCCTGTCGCATGATTGGATTTGAGGAGCTACGAGCCATCAACGGCGGGAACGTGTTCTGGACTCCGACCGTCGCCGACCCTGCCGCGTTCGTGTGGAAGACGCTGGACATATATCCCAAACCCACAGAGGACAACAAGAAGGTGTCTCTCTACTACGTGAAGCGACCAACACAGATGACAGGCGATACCGCCGAATGCTCTCTTCCCAACGAACTCCACGAAGCGGTCATCTTCTACGCATGCGCTATAGCCCACTCGAAAGACCAGAACTACGATGCGGCGGCGCACTTCCGTCAGGCATATCAAGACGTGATCGCGAACTATACGACCCCTCCCGCCAAACAACCCCCTACCCCATCAGGAGGTGCATAATCCAACATGAACTTCAAAGAGATGTTCTCCGACCTGCAATCGCGGTTGGGCGATATTGGGCAGGTCCAGTACACCACTGCCGAGTTGAAGCAGTGGCTTAACGCGGGACAGCAGGACGTTGCAAACCGACTTGACAACATTACGTCCCGCTGGTTCGGCGCAACGGCGGAGATAGACACAGAAATGAGCAAAGACGAATACGATCTGCCCGCCGATGCGCGAAGGATTCGCGCGGTTGCATACAAGACAGAGGCAGAAGGACCGTTGGCGCAGTGCATGGCGATGGACGTTATCAACAGGGGCGCGACGCTCAACAACACCTTCTACACTCCGAGCGCGACGCAGCCCTTCTGGTACCAATGGGGCAATAAGTTGGGCGTGTTGCCGGTACCGACAGAGGCGGTTCCTGGAGGTATCAAGATATGGTACTTCAAGCGCCTGCCACTACTTACCGGCGACACCGATGAGTCTGAAATCCCCTTGGAATACCAGAACCTCATCGTTCTCAGGGCGCACATCATCGCCGCGCCGAAGTTCGGTCAAGACCCAACAATGCTGGCGAACATGTACAACGCCGAATTCGAGGCCATCCGCGCAATCTGGACAAGCAACCTGGAGATTGAACTGGCTGGTCAGAAGAAGCTGGGCGGCATTGGAGCCTAGTATCGGAGGTCATGCGATATGACCCTGAAAGAGATGATATCGGACGTTCGGGCGCGGGTGAGAGAACTCGCGCCCCGCGAACTCACAGACGACCTAATCCGGCACTGGCTCAACGAAGGGCAGCTCGACTTCGCCCGGAAAACCTTGTGCCTCGCGTCAAGAGCGAAGAGCGTCACAACCGCCGGAGATGCAGTGTATGCCTTGCCTTCCGACCTGCTGAGACTCCGCGAAGTGAAGTACGGAGTCGAGAAGTTGTTCGAGATTCCGCTTGCGGACGCGGTAGATACGGAAGGGGTGCCGACCGGATATGCGAAACTCGGACAGACGAGCATCCTTCTATCGCCGGTGCCGAGCGCGGAAGGACAGCTAGAGATCATCTACTATCAGACCCCGGACAAACTGGTGAATCCGGGCGACGAAAGCATCCTGCCTACGACCTGCCATGAGGCGGTTGTGCTCTACGCGACTATCCGCGCATACGAAGCGACTCCGAACCTGACGGAAGGGCAGATAGCGGTATCCGACAGGCTGACGGCTCAGTATAACGCTAAGGTTCAGCAGCAGGCGGGGCAGTTCAGACAGAGGAAAACAAGCGCATGGACAGTGATTCGGTAGGGTGGTGTTATCATGCCGAGAGAATTAGCCATGTTCGCAGACTTCCGTGGAGGGCTGAACACCGACGCTGCCGATGACCTGATAGGCGACAACGAGTTGACTGTCGCGGAGAACGTGGAATTGGGAATGCGCGGCGGCATTGCGAAGCGGCGTGGAACGGAGAAATTGAACGCCGCATCATACGGCGCGAAGGTGTCTCAACTCATCGAGTGGCCGCGAATGAGCGGCGGAACAACCCTTCTCGCGGTCATTGGAAAGTCCCTGCACAGCATCAATCAGGAGACATACGCGAAAACATCGGTCAAGGCGCTGGACTCCGACCGGGTCGGTTACGTGTTCTTCAAGAACAGCGTCTATTTTGTGGACGGCAAGGGGTTCTATCGTTACGATGGCAGCGCAGCGGAGAATGTCCCGGCTCGAACCACGCAACCCATCTCGTCCGAAATAGACCCATGGGGCGGGTGGGAGCAGCAACCGAAGGTGGACGAGCAAGTCCGCATGGTCACGCCGACCGGCGCCATCATAACAGCCAAAGTCGCCGTGGCACCTGAACTTGAGAGCAAGGCGGTTCAACTCAAGGACCTGGCCGGGGGCGCGATGGCAGACGTGGTGGCCGACAAGACCACCTTCCGGTTCATAGACGACGGTTCGGAGAATGCCGATCTGTTCATGATGGTTGTCGGCAAGGACGATGCGAACTTCACTGTGACGCTTGACTACAAGAGCGCAACGGAAATACCCGTGCAAAACGATTTGACCGCGATTCGGCGGTGCAAGTTCCTGTTGATGAATACCAGGACGCATAGGATGTTCGCGGCAGGTGACTCGCAGTATCCTTCGACGATGTACTACTCGGAACTCGGCGATCCGACATGGTGGAAACCGACTTCCGCATTGATGCCGTCATCGGCAGACGGACCCATCACTGGTCTGGCGATGTTCGGCGATTCCGTGCTCGTGTTCTTCTCGAATGCGATATGGGCATGGCGCGGACTTGACCCGGAAGCGGACGCCGTATGGGAACGCCTGTCAACGTCTCAGGGCACCCCCGCCGTTGATTCGCTGGCGTTGACCTCCGGCAGTCTCGCGTATCTCAGCACGGGCGGGGTGTTCGCCATCTCCCCTTCCATGCTTTCGATGACGGCAGTGATGATGCCGGGTGAAGATATGGTGGCTAACCTATGCAAGAACAAGGTTGCCGCCATCATTAACGGGATAACCAAACCCGCCATTGCATGCGGGGTTTGGGACCAAGTGAACCAGAGGTATCTGCTGTCATACAGCGACCTGACGGATGGCTCGAAGAACAACAAAGTGCTCGTATACGACTGGTCCCTCAAAGCGTTCGCGATTTGGACGGGGTTGGAGATATGGAGTTGGTTAAGCAGACTAGACGGTACGGTTCTCGCCGGGACGCATGATGGTTACATCATCAAACTGGGAGTGGGTTCGACAGACTACAATGGCGTTTCAATTCCCATGGTCGCGGAAACCAAGCCATTCGCCTTCCAGGTGCCCAACCTGAAGAAGAGGTATTGGGGCTTGTATGTCGACTACAAGCAGGACGACACAACCAGGGGCAGCATAACGGCAAAGTTGAAGGTGGACGGCGCGGTGACGGACACGTTCGCAAACCCCGTTGGGAGGCAACGCACGTCAAGGTTCGGATACAGGGCTTCCGTCAGAGCGGAGAACTCTACTGCGAATCCGTGCAGCGTCATGACGATAGGAATACCGTATGTGGTTGCTTCGGAAGCAAGAACGACTTACTAGGGAGGCATTTGTTCGTGGCTGAGAAGATACGCCGGACAGGAGCGTTCAACGACCGCCGCCTCCAACACCAGGTAGACGAAATCGTCAACAAGACCAACGATGCAATAGACGGCATCGAGCAAACCATAGAGATAGTGCAGGATCACCCCAACCTGCCGAAACCCGACAACACCCCCCCCGGCATTCCGATACTGCGAGTCGTTCCTGGTTTCAAGATGATGGTGTGCCTAATAGACCGTATGCCGGACCATGATTTCAGTCACTTCGACTTACAGCGGTCAACGAGCATAGATGAACAAGCCACTTGGAGCGAATGGGAAACGATCTGGTCGGGCACGGACACGTTCTATTCCGATGTTGGACTAGACCTGGCTACAGACTACCGCTATCGGGCGCGTTCGTGGGACATATGGGATAACCCCAGCGACTTCTGCGAACCTGTTGTCGGGGGCAAACCCGGCAAAGTGTCGCTGTCTGAGGAAGTCGCGGATACTCTCGCCAAGGAATTCGTGGCAGGTTCCGATTTATGGGACCAGGTAGCGGAAGACTTCGTGCAGGTGCGAGCGACGGTTGAAGGTAACAGTGCAGATATATCCGCGCTGACGCAAAAAGCAGACGAGATTTCCGGCACTGTAGCCAAGCACGAACGCACGACGCTGCTAGATTCCACCGTCACGTCATATAACGCTGCCACTAAAACCTTGACAGACACCTCCAAAGACTTCACCGCCTTAACCGCAGATGACGGACAGACACTTCTGACCAACCTGAAGGGATTCATGGTCGTGATGCTGGGCGGTCCGGCGCAGAACGAAGTGCGGACGGTTGTAGGCAGCGCAACGAACACCTTGACGCTGGACAGCGCATTCGATACCGCTCCAGTTGCGGGGAATAGCTATCGACTTGCCCACCCCTCGCTTGTCGCTTCGTCAACCTTCCAACAACAGGCAAACTCCATCGAAATGCGCGTGATG